GTCGCCCGCGGCCTGATGCTGGATCAGGAAAAAAACGCCTCCGCGCCCTCGCCGACTGGTCCTTCGGCGGGGGCGACGGCTACTGCGCGGCCTGCTCGGGCCCCTGCCCCGACTGCCCCGCAAGACTGAATCGGCCGCAGACGGTCGAGGGCTGGCAGGTCTGGGATCTGACCCAGCGCCTCGGCGGCCAGCTGCGCATCGCGCCGGGGGCGGTCATCGGTTGGGACATGGGCGCGGCGCTGGCATTGGCGCAGGCGCTGGGCGTCAACGCCCTGATCGCCGCCGAGCTGCTGCCCGAGATCGAGGCGGTGATGGTGCGCAAACTCAACGAGCAGATGGAAGGACGCCGGAATGGCTGAAAAGAAGGTCTCCGTCCGCCTCATGGCGGAGGGCGGACGCCGCGTGCGTGCCGAACTGGAGGGTGTCGGCGAGGCCGGTGCCCGCGGCTTCGGTCGTCTCTCGCGCGAGATGGAACTGGCGAACACCCGGCTTGCGGCCTTCGCACGCCGTGCTGGGCTTGCCCTCGGGGCCGCAGCCGCAGCGGCGACAGCCTCGCTCGGCCTGATCGTCCGCTCCACCGCCGAGAGTGCCGCGCAGATCCGGCAGTTCGCGCAGGTCGCCAATGCCACGCCCGAGGCCCTTCAGCGCTGGTCGGCAGGGGCGCGGACGGTGGGCATCGAACAGGAGAAGCTGGCTGATATCCTAAAGGACGTGAACGACCGGGTCGGCGATTTCCTGCAGACCGGCGGCGGGCCGATGGCGGATTTCTTCGAGAATGTCGCCCCGAGGGTCGGTGTCACCGCTGACCAGTTCGCGCGTCTATCGGGGCCGGAAGCCCTGCAGCTCTATGTGGACACGCTGGAACGGGCGGGTCTTAGCCAGCAGGAAATGATCTTCTATCTGGAGGCCATGGCGTCTGACGCCACGCGGTTGATCCCCCTCCTGCGCAATGGCGGGGCGGAGATGGCCCGGCTGGGCGACCAAGCTTCCGATCTTGGCGCGGTTCTGGACAGCGACGCGCTGGAAGCCCTGCGCCGCACGCAGCTGGCGCTGGGCACCGTATCGCTGGTCTTCGACGGGTTGCGCAACCGCATCGCCGTCGCCGTGGCCCCGACCATCGAGGCGCTGGCCAATGCCTTCGTTGCGCTGGCCTCGGATGGCGGGATCCTGCGCTCGGCCATCGACATCCTGATCGGCAACCTCGGCCGTCTCGCCTCCTACGCCGCGACCTTCGCTGCTGTCATGGCGGGGCGCTGGGTCGCAGGCATGGCGGCCGCCGCCCTGTCGGTTCGCGGCCTCGCTACCGCGCTGGTCTTCCTTCGCGGCGCCCTGATCCGCACCGGCATCGGGGCGCTAATCGTCGGTGCGGGCGAACTGGTCTACCAGTTCTCGCAGCTCGTCGCCCGGGTCGGCGGTGTGGGCGAGGCGTTTCGCCTGCTCGGCGATCTGGCCCGCGAGGTCTGGTCGCGCATCGGACTGTCGCTCGACGCTGCCCTCGCGCGGATGGCGGCTGGATGGGAGGGGCTGAAGGCGGCTGGTCTCTCGGCCCTCGAGGGCACCATCGCGGGCGTCGTCAGCTTCGGCGACCGGACGGCGGCGATCTTCCAGGGGGCATATGATGCGGCGGTGGCGATCTGGGGCAGTCTGCCCGGGGCCATCGGCGACTTCGCCTTTCAGGCCGCGAACGGGCTGATCTCGGGCGTCGAGGCGATGCTGAACGGCGTCGTCACCCGGATCAACAGCTTCATCGAGACCCTGAACGCGGCCCTTGCGCTGCTGCCGGAATGGGCCACCGGCGAAGGTGGCGTTCGGATCGGCGTCCTCGACCCGGTGGAACTCGGCCGCATCGGCAACCCCTTCGAAGGCGCGGCGACCGCAGCCGGTACTGCCGCGGCAGATGCTTTCTCGGCCGCGCTGTCGCGGACCTACCTCGAGCCGCCTGATCTTGGCCTCGGCGCGATGGCCGACGATGCCCGCGCTCGGGCAGACGGCTATCGCGAAGCGGCCGGGATGCTGGCCGATGCCGCCGGTCGGCCGCTCGCCAGCTGGCAGGCGCTCAAGGATGCCGTCACCGGCACGGGGACGGAAGCCGAGACCGCACTCGCCGATGCAGCCGCTTCGGCAGATGCCCTCATGGCAGGGCTGAACGACACGACCACCGCCGCCGAGGGCGCGGGCAGCGCCGCACGCGACGCCGGATCTGCGGCGGCCGAAGGCGCGGACACGGCACTCACCGGCTGGCAAGCCGTCACCGCAGCCCTCGCCGACTACGCCGCCAAGGCGCGCGACATTGGCGGGGACATCGGCAGCGCGCTGGTGGGCGCGTTTCAGAGCGCCGAGAATGCCATCGGCGACTTCGTGAAGACCGGGAAGCTCGATTTCCGCGATCTGGTCACCTCGATGATCGCCGATCTCGCCAAGCTTGCCGCCCGGCGCTTCATCCTCGGCCCCATCGCCAATGCTCTTTCCGGCGCGCTGGGCGGGGCGGGTGGCATCTTCGCGAATATCCTTCATACGGGCGGCGTGGTCGGCGCCCCTGGCCCCAGCCGGATGGTCCCGGCGCTGGCCTTTGCGGGTGCCCCGCGCATGCACAACGGGGGCTGGGCCGGGCTGCGGCCCGACGAGGTGCCCGCAATCCTGCAACGCGGGGAGCGGGTCCTCTCCCGGCGTGAGGCGGCAGCGTACGGCCAGGCGGGTGGCTCGACTGTCAACGTCACGATCAACGCCCGTGACGCCGAGAGCTTCCGCCAATCGCGCACGCAGGTGGCAAGCGACATCGCCCGCGCCGTATCGCTGGGCCGAAGGGGGATGTGATGGCCTTCCATGAAGTTCTCTTTCCGGACAACATCAGCCGTGGCGCGCGCGGCGGCCCGGAACGCCGCACCCAGATCGTCGAACTGGCAAGCGGGGCCGAGGAACGCAACGCCAGCTGGGCCAACAGCCGCCGCCGCTATGACGTCGCCTATGGCATCCGCCGCGCGGATGATCTTGCCGCGGTTGTCGCTTTCTTCGAGGCAAGGAACGGCCGCCTGCACGGCTTCCGCTTCAAGGACTGGGCCGATTTCAAGTCCTGCCTGCCATCACAGACGCCGGGCCCGACCAACCAGCCGATCGGCACCGGCAACGGGGCGGCCACTCTTTTCCAGCTGACCAAACGCTACACCTCCGGCGCGCAGTCCTGGACGCGGGCCATCACCAAGCCCGTCGCCGGTACCGTCACCATCGCCCTGAACGGGACGCCACAAGCCTCCGGCTGGTCGGTCTCCACGACATCCGGCCTCATCACCTTCACCACCGCCCCGGCCGCGGGCGTGGCCATCACCGTAGGCTTCGAATTCGACGTCCCAGTCCGCTTCGACACCGATGCCCTCGACGTCACCCTCGACCTCGAACACCTCGGGTCAATCACCTCGATCCCTCTCGTGGAAATCCGCACATGAAGTCTCTGATCCCCGCGCTGCAGGCCCATCTCGACGATGGCACAACGACGCTCGCCTGGTGCTGGCGCATCACCCGGGCCGATGGCGTGACGTTCGGATTCACCGACCACGACCGGACCCTGTCATTCGACGGCACCGCGTTCGAACCGGAAAGCGGGCTGACGGCGTCCGAGGTCCGGTCGGGGTCGGACCTATCGGTGGACGCGCAGGATGCTCAAGGCGTGCTGTCCTCCGACCGGATCACCGAGACCGACATCCTCGACGGCCGATGGGACAATGCGGCGGTCGAGGTCTGGCGGGTGAACTGGGCCAGCCCGGCGCAGCGCGTGTTCCTGCGCCGAGGGGCCATCGGCCAGATCCGGCGCGGGCGGCTCGCTTTCGTGGCGGAGGTGCGGTCGCTGGCCCATGTCCTCGGCCAGACGGTGGGGCGGACATTCCAGGCCAGCTGCGATGCCGCGCTGGGCGACACGCGCTGCTCCGTGAACCTCGAGGCCCCGGCCTTCAAAGGGAGCGGCGCGGTGATCGATGTGCTCCGGGACAGGGCCTTCACGGCCTCCGGCCTCGGCAGTTTCGTGGCGGGCTGGTTTGCCTTCGGCCTTGTCGAATGGTCGACCGGGACGAACGCCGGGCGACGGGTTGAAGTGCTGTCGCACGACCTCGTCGACGGGGTGGCGATCCTGACCCTGCTCGAGGCGCCGGTACGACCGATCACGGCGACGGATGCCTTCGTGATCCGGGCGGGCTGCGACAAGCGGATCGCGACCTGCGGGACGAAGTTCGCCAATGTCGCCAACTTCCGGGGCTTCCCCCACATCCCGGGCCAGGACGCGGTCCTGCGCTACGCGACGAAAGACGGCGGCCATGAGGGGGCGGTGCTGTGAGGGCCGCCGATCCCGCGCGCGTCATTGCCGCAGCCCGAACCTGGCTTGGCACGCCTTATCACGACCAGGCCAGCCTGCGCGGGGTCGGCTGCGATTGCCTCGGCCTCGCGCGCGGGGTCTGGCGCGAGGTCGTCGGCCCGGAGCCGTTCCCGATCCCGCCCTACAGCCGCGATTGGGGCGAGACCTGCCCGCGCGAGGTGCTGGCTGACGGCACGCGGGCGATGATGCCGGAAATCGCACCGGCTGACGCCCCACCCGGCGCGCTGATCCTGTTCCGCATGATGCCGCGCGCCATCGCCAAGCATGTAGGCATCCTCACCGGTCCTGACACTTTCCTTCACGCCTACGAACACCTCGGCGTGATCGAGGAACCGCTGACGCCCGCATGGCGACGCCGCATCGCCTTCGCTTTCCTCTTCCCCGCACGCTGAGATTTTCCCATGGCCACGCTCGTCCTCGGCGCTGTCGGTTCCGCCATCGGCGGGGCCTTTGGCGGCGCGATCCTCGGCTTCTCTGGCGCTGCCATCGGTGGCTTCATCGGCTCCACCATCGGTTCGGTGGTGGACAGCTGGATCGTGTCATCGCTGGCGCCCGCGCAGAAGATCGAGGGCCAGCGCCTCGACAGCTTGCGCATCACCTCCGCCACCGAAGGGGCCATCATTCCCCGCCTCTACGGCCGCATGCGCATCGGTGGCAACATCATCTGGGCCACGGATTTCCGCGAGGAGACGAAAACCACGACGCAAGGCGGCGGCAAGGGCGGGGGCGGCGGCAAGGTCCGGACCACCGAATACCTCTACTATGCGTCCTTCGCCGTGGCGCTCTGCGAAGGCCCGATCACCGGCATCGGCCGCATCTGGGCCGATGGCAAACCGCTCGACATGACCGGGATCACCTGGCGCTGGTATCCCGGCAACGAGACCCAGACGGCCGACCCGTTCATTGCGGCGAAGATGGGGGCTGCCAACACCCCGGCCTATCGCGGCACCGCCTATGTCGTCTTCGAGGAACTGGCGCTTTCCACCTACGGCAACCGTCTGCCGCAGCTCAGCTTCGAGGTCTTCCGGCCACTCGCGGATCCCGACACCGCCGAGGGGCTCGTGAAGGCTGTGACGATGATCCCTGCCTCGGGCGAGTTCACCTATGCGACCGAAGCCGTCCGAAAAACCGTGGGCGCCACGACCACCATCTTTGGCCAGACGACAGGCGGCACCACCTCGGCCGAGAACCTGAACGCGCTGCCCGATGAGGCCGACATCGTCGTGGCCCTCGATCGGCTGCAGGCCATGGCTCCGGCCGTCGAGAGTGTCAGCCTCGTTGTCGCCTGGTTCGGGAACGACCTGCGCGCGGGCAACTGCACGATCAAGCCGGGCGTCGAGGTGGCGACAAAGGCCACCAGCCCCAAGGTCTGGACGGTCAACGGGGTTTCCCGCGCTGCCGCCCAGCTCGTCAGCCGGGATGCCGAGAACCGGCCGGTCTATGGCGGCACGCCTGCGGATTTCGCGGTGGTGCAGGCGATCCGCGAGATGAAGGCTCGCGGGCTGCGGGTGACGTTCTATCCGTTCCTTCTGATGGACGTCCCGCCCGGCAATACCCTGCCGAACCCCTACAGCGCGAATGCCGCGACGCCGGGCCAGCCGAGTTTCCCCTGGCGCGGCCGGATCACCTGTTCCCCGGCGGCAGGCTATGTCGGGACCGCCGACAAGGCCGCCGCCGCCGCAACGCAGGTCTCGGCCTTCTTCGGCGTGGCGACCCCGGCGCAGTTCTCGGTGTCGGGCGACACTGTCAGCTGGACCGGCCCCGCAGGCGATTGGGGCCTGCGCCGGATGATCCTGCACTACGCCCATCTCTGCGCGGTTGCAGGCGGGGTCGATGCCTTCCTGATCGGCACCGAGATGCGCGGGCTGACCACGATCCGCTCCAGCGCCAGCGCCTATCCGGCCGTCACCGCGTTCAAGGCGCTGGCGGCGGATGTGAAGACCATCCTCGGGCCGGGCACCAAGGTCGGCTACGCCTCCGACTGGTCGGAGTATTTCGGTCACCAGCCCGGTGACGGCACGGGGGACGTGTTCTTCCACCTCGACCCGCTCTGGTCGGACGCCAACATCGATTTCATCGGCATCGACAACTACATGCCGCTCTCCGACTGGCGCGATGGGTTCGACCATCCCGATGCTCTCGAGGGCTGGCCCGCCATCCATGATCGCGGCTACCTGCAGGCCAATATCGCCGGGGGCGAAGGCTTCGACTGGTTCTACGCCTCGGCCGCCGACCGGTCGGCACAGATCCGGACCCCCATCACGGATGGAGCGGCGGGCAAGCCTTGGGTCTTCCGTTACAAGGATCTTCGCGCCTGGTGGTCGAACCCGCATTTCAACAGGCCAGGCGGCGTCGAAAGCGGCGTGCCGACGGCTTGGGTGCCGCAATCGAAGCCCGTCTGGTTCACGGAACTCGGCTGTCCTGCCATCGACCGGGGGACGAACCAGCCCAACGTGTTCTTCGATCCGAAGTCGTCGGAGAGCTTCACGCCCTACTTCTCCCGTGGCTGGCGCGATGATGCCATCCAGCGCGCTTACCTGGAGGCCAGCTACCTCTGGTGGGGTCAGGGCGCGAACAACCCGACCTCGGCGATCTACGGCGGCCGGATGGTGCATGTGCCGGAATGCGCCGCGTGGACTTGGGACGCGCGACCCTATCCGTTCTTTCCCGAACTGACGGGCATCTGGACGGACGGGCCGAACTGGCGGCTCGGCCACTGGCTGACCGGGCGGCTGGGCGCGGTCTCTTTGGCTGCGCTGGTGCGCCACCTCTGCCTGCGCGCTGGGCTCGCGGACAGCCTGATCGACGTCTCCGGCCTCTGGGGCGCGGTCGAGGGCTATGTGATCGGCGCGCTGGAAAGCCCGCGCGCGTCGATTTCCACGCTGGCCCGCCACTTTGGCTTTGACGCCATCGAGACCGAGGGCGTGATCCGCTTCGTCATGCGCGGCGGCGCCTCGGTCGCCACGCTGGCCCTCGACGATCTCGTCGCCAATCGCGAGGGCGAGGCTTTTGAGCTGACGCGCGGCCAGGAGACCGAGCTGCCGCAGGCCTTGAAGTGGCAGGTCGCACGCGCCGACGAGGACTATGACGCGGCGCTTGTCGAGGCACGGCGCATCACCGTCGACACCACCCGCATCGCCTCCGAGTCCTTCCCCATGGCGATCCCTCCCGAGGAAGCCGAACGCCGCTGCCGCCGCGCGCTGATGGAAGCCTGGATTGGGCGGGAAAGCGCCACCTTTCGCCTGCCACCCTCGCGCCTCGCTCTCGATCCGGCCGACGTGGTCCGGCTCGCGCATGACGGTCGGGAGGTGGAATTCCGCCTCGTCTCTGTCGCAGATGCCGAGGCGCGCGGGATCGAGGCGGTGCGTCAGGACCGCGCCGCCTACGATCTGCCACCCGGCGATCCGCGGCCCGCGAACCTTGCCAGCCCCGTCGTCTTTGGCGCGCCCGAGGCGGTCATGCTGGATCTCCCGCAAATCTCGGAGGAACAGCCTGCCCATCGCCCCCTGATCGCCGCCCATGCCAGCCCGTGGCCGGACGAGATCGCCGTGTTCCGCAGCGCCTCGACGGATGGGTTCAACCTGCTAACCACGTTCGGCAGTCGGGCTCGGATCGGCACGCTGGCCTTCGACTTCTTTCCGGGTCCAACCTCGCGGTTTGATCTCGGGAATGCGCTGGTGGTCGATCTGCTGTCCGGAACCCTGGAAGGCGTGACCGACGTCACGCTCTTTGGCGGGGCGAACGCCCTGGCGGTCGAGAGCGCCGCTGGCCAGTGGGAGATCGTGCAGGCCGGAGCTGCCGAACTGATCGCCCCCGGCCGCTACCGCCTGACCCGCCTCCTGCGCGGCCAGCGCGGAACCGAACAGGCCATGGGCAACCCGGCACCAACTGGCGCGCGGGTGGTGGTGCTGGACACAACGCTGGCCTCGCCGCCCATCGCCGAGGCCGACCTTGGCTTGCCATGGAACTGGCGCGTTGGCCCGGCCGCGCGGGCGGTCAGTGATGCAAGCTATGCCGCGCTGGGCTTCACCCCCACTGGCCGGGGTCTCGTGCCCTTCGCGCCGGTCCATGTCGAACAGCCATGGCGAACGGCACGCAGCCCGGGCGATCTGACCATCCGCTGGACGCGCCGGTCCCGCGCGCTGGTCGCCGATGCATGGGAACAGGTCGAGGTGCCGCTCGCCGAGGACATGGAAAGCTACGATGCGCAGATCCTCGACGGCGCTGCGATCAAGCGCACGCTGACCAGCAGCACGACCTCCGTCCTCTACACCGCCGCCCAGCAGACCGCGGATTGGGGCGCGCCGCTCGGCCCCGGCCAGACGCTGGCGATCCGCATCTTCCAGCTCTCGAACCGCCTCGGCCGCGGCACCCCCGCCGCGGTCACATTGCAATTCTGATCCCAACCCACGGGAACCCCCATGTCCGACACCACGACCCATCTGGGCCTGCCCTACCTTCTGGCGGCCCAAGCCCAGAAGCATGTCACCCACAATGAGGCGCTGCGCCTGCTCGACGCCATGGTGCAGCTCTCGGTCCTCGACCGCGCGCGAACCTCACCTCCCCCAAGCCCGGCAGACGGCAACCGCCATCTTGTGGCCTCGGGCGCTACTGGCCTTTGGGCAGGGTGGGACCTGAACATCGCCTTCTGGGTGGACGGTGCTTGGATCCGGCTGGTGCCGCGCACCGGCTGGATGGTCTGGGTTGCGGCCGAGGGGCTGTTCCTCGTCTGGACCGGCAGCGCCTGGGAGGTCGTGGGCGAGCCGCGCGACGTGTCGGACGCAGTCTTCAGCCTGGTGAACGACGCGGACCCGACGAAGAAAGCGACCTTCTCGCTCGCAGGGATCAGCACCGGGACGACGCGCAGCTTCACGCTGCCGAATACCTCCTCCGAACTGGCGATCCTCGCGGGCACCCAGACCTTCAGCGGCAACAAGACCTTCTCCGGCACGCTGACGGCGTCCGGAACCGTGACGGTGTCGGCCGCCAGCGCATCGATCGGCACGGCGACAACGACCGCAACCTACGGGATGGGCACCGGCGCCACTACGACGGGCGTGACCAAGACCGTGAACATCGGCACCGGCGGCGCGTCCGGATCCACGACGGTCGTCAACATCGGTTCGGCCACGGCAGGGGCCGGGGGCACGACCGTCATCAACACGCCCACGGTCACCTTCGCCAATGCCGTCACGCAGGTCGGCATGCCGCAGGCGAACCTGACCGCACAACTCTTGGGCCTCGGCGGGGCCACGGCCGACAGTTACAACCGAGTGTCGGTGAACACCCCGGCCGTGCTGCTGAACAACGCCGGGGCCGGGATCGAGGCGACGGTGAACAAGGCCGCTGCCGGGAACGATGCCGCCTTCGCCTTCAAGAGCGGGTTTTCGGCGCGGGCGCTGATCGGCCTTCTCGGCAACGATGACTTCAGCCTCAAGGTCAGCCCGGACGGGTCGGTCTTCTATGACGCGCTGCGCATCGACCGCACCAGCGGCCAGGTGGAACTGCCGCAGCCCACGGTCCTGCCGGGGCTGTCGGCCGCGCCGTCGCCGCCACCGGCAGGCAAGGCGACCATCTACGCGCGCAACAGGGCCGGGGCGCCATGGATTGACGTCATGCGTCCCTCGGGCCGAGACTTTCCGCTGCAGCCGCATTTCGGGGTGAACCGGATCGCCAACTGGTCGCCGTCGGTCAGCACCACGATCACGACCGAGGGCTTGCCGATCACCTCGGTCGGGACCGTGTCGCACCCGGCCCTCGCCGCGACGAACCTGGCCGCCTCGATGCGACGCTGGCGCCTGACCTCGGCGGCCGTCGTGGACTCGGTCGCCGACCAGCGATCCGCAGGCTGGGCGTGCTGGCGCGGCAACGCGGCGGGCCTCGGCGGCTGGACCTTCGTCACCCGGATTTCGCTCACAACCCTGCAGGCGACCGGAATGGGCTTCTTCGGCCTATATGGTTCGACGGCTGCGCTGGCCACCACCCTGACGCTGGCCGCAGCCATCAACTGCATCGGCATCGGCTTCCAGCGCGGGACGCACACCCGCTGGCAGTTGGTCGCAAACGACGGCACCGGCGCACCGACCCTGACCGACATGGGCACGAGTTTCTCTATCGCTACGGGTGGCGTGCTGACACTGTTCATCGCGGCACCGCCGAACGGCAGTTCCGTCTGGGTGCGCGTCGTCGACGAGGTCTCGGGTGCGATCTTCGAGCAGGAGATCACCGCAGACCTGCCCGCCGCGACGCAGTTCCTGTCGCCGAGGCTGTTCCTGAACACCGGCGCAACCGCCGCTGCCGTCGCCTACGACTGTGCCGGGGTCTACCTGGAAACCGATTTCTGACCGACCGCAGCCCGCGGCAATGAAAGGACCAACATGAACGACCAGACCACTCTCGCCGGGGAGGTCGCGCGGGCCTTTCGGGACCACGGGATCACCGCCGCGCTGACTGCCCTGATCGGCGGCACCATGGCCCTGATCGCGGCGATCACGCGCAAGGCCTTCACCAACGAGGCCCTGCTGGACCGGCTAGACCGCGAACTGATCGCCGACCGGGACCGCATCGACCGCCAGCGCAGCGAAGACCGCAAGGCCGACGACGACCGTCTCGACCGGATCGAAACCGACATCCGCTCGATGCGCGACATGCTCTTCGACGCTTTCCAGCGCGGTCGATCCGACTGACCTATCGCCAATTCCTATCCTGCTCGACACCCCACCCGCCCCAGAGGCGGGTTTTTTCATCTGGAGGATCCACCATGCCGACCCTGACCTATCCCCATTGGCACGACGTTCCCGCGAACACCTGGCGCTGGCCGAACTTCTCGGCCGCCGAGATCGCCTGCCGTGGCACCGGCGCGATCAAGATCAACACCGAGGCCATGGACAAGCTGCAGGCCCTGCGCGACCGGCTGGGCAAGCCGCTGATCATCCGCTCGGCCTACCGCAGCCCCGAACACAACCGTGCTGTCGGCGGTGCACCGGCTTCGAAACATATGCAGGGCACCGCCTTCGACATCGCCATGGCGAACCACGATCCGGTCGCATTCGCAGAAGCCGCCCGTGCCGTCGGTTTCCTTGGCTTTGGCACCTATCCGCGCTCCGGCTTCATGCACATCGACCTTGGTCCTGCCCGGTCCTGGGGCGATCCCTTCCCGCCGCGGCCCGTGCCCTTCGCCCCGGAACTGCCGCCCGCGCGCGAAGTCCTGTCGGAAAGCCGGACCCTGCGCGGGGGCGGTGCAGCTGGGGCGGCCACGGTCGGCGCGGCCGGGGTGGATGCTGTGAGGGGCGTCCTCGCCGAAACCCAGTCCACGATCCAGCCGCTGGTGCCCTACCTCGACACGCTGCGCTGGGTGCTGATCGCCATCGCGCTGATCGGCATCGCCGTCACCATCCTCGCCCGGCTCGACGACTGGAAACGGGGCCAACGGTGACCGGCTGGCTCCTCACCCATGGCCCGGCGCGCAAGGCGCTGGGCCTGATCCTTACCGCCGCAGCGATCCTGCTGTTCCTCCTGAACCTGCGCCGTACCGGTGAACGCGCCGGGCGCGCGGCCGAACGGCTTGACCTCCAAGAGAGAAACGATGCCATCCACCGCCAGATGCTCGACGCCGCCGCCCGCCGCCCTCCTGATCACGATGCTCTGGCTGAGCGCCTGCGCGACGACCGGTTCTGACGCCCGCGCTCCCTGCCCGCCCGTGGTCGATTACACCAGTGCGGAGCAGGCGCGCGCGGCTGACGAAGTCGAAGCGCTGCCCGAAGGCGCAGTGATTGTCCGGATGCTGGGCGACTATGCCGTGCTGCGCGAGCAGGCGCGGGCGTGCCGGTGAAATCCGGTCCGGGCGAAGCAAAAATAGACAAAGGAAGTGCCAGGAACATCGACGATGGCGTTTCGCCCGGCCCGCTTCAATGACTCGCACAATCAAGCAGAGCTGCGGTGTTCTTGCGGTACTCTGGCATGGCTTTCTTCACCAATCGCTGTTCGATTAATGCACAAACTCGATCGAGCCTTTGACGTGTCCTTGTCCAACCAAGCGAGGCGCACTTGGGAGATACAATCCGGCTCGCGGAGGTCTCTTGGGGCAAGTCCGATGATGTCCATTTGCACGACAACAATACCCCTTCATTCAGTATCCCTGGCACGTTCAAGAGATGAGCGCCCGCACGAAAAAGAACATCAACCCGACGTGTGTTGCCGAAACCCCTCCTTCGTGTCATTCAGTCCTCATGACTTGGCTTGTCCGACCTTTTCTGGCGCTCTTGCTCGCTGTGACCCTCATAGGGGCCACGGTCAATGATGCTGCGGCGGGCCTGACAGCCGAGATCGCGGCGATGACTGATCCCTGCTGCGAGGGCGACTGTCCGGACGATCCGGCCTGCGGCGCGGCTTGCGCGATGATGGCGCGCAGCGGGATGCAGGCGCTCGCTTCGCCTCAGGTTCCGTCGCTTGCGGTTGCGATGCAGGCCGCGGCCGCGGTGCTGCTGATTCCGGATCAGCACCTGCCACCCGGTGTTGCGCCAGACGGCGTGAGGCGACCTCCTCGCGTCTGACCCTGCCGCGTGCACTGGCACGCGGATGATGTCGCCTGTGCCCGCGTCCTGTCGCGCGGTCGCGATCAGCACTTCCAGGGTCTTTCATCATGGCTGACTTTCTTCGCCGCATCGGCGGCTGCGCTCTGGCGCTTTCCCTCACTGCGTCCGCCGTCTGGGCTGTCGCGGATGACTACCGGTTCGATCTGGTCTCGACCGACCACAAGGTTGGATCGGGAGCGGTCATCGAACTCTTGCTGACCGACCTGCGCAGCGGGCAACCGGTTGCGGACGCAGTGATCTATGCGACCCGGATGGACATGGCGCCCGATGGAATGGCGACCATGACCTCACCGGTCACGGCCATGCCGACCGAGGCTCCGGGCCGCTACCGCTTTGCCACCGACATCACCATGGCAGGGGGCTGGCGCTTCTCGCTGGCCGCGAAGATCCAGGGCGAGCCGGAGACGGTGAAGGCGGAAATCGAGCTGAGGGCCGCACCATGAGCGGCGCGGTGCGGTTTTTGATGACGGCGCTTGTGGCCGGTGGCGCCGCCTGGGGCGGGCTGGCGGCTGGTGAACGGGGAGTGACTCTGGCGAGCCTCCGCGAAGCGGCGGTGGCGCAGGTTGCGGCCCTGACCGGGCGGGAGGCCGCCGCCATGCCGGCGGCGCAGGCTACCGGCCCGGTCATCTACTGGCGCCATCCTGACGGGTTGCCGGAATGGTCGGCGACCGAACGGCAAACTTCGGACGGGCGGGCCTTCCTGCCGGTGCGGGCCAGCGAGGATCTGTCGCTTGACCCGGAAGCGGCACCCGCCGCGGCCGAGACCGGCGAGCGCAGCATCCTTTACTACCGCAATCCGATGGGCCTGCCGGACACCTCGCCGGTGCCGAAGAAGGACTCGATGGGGATGGACTACATCCCGGTCTATGAGGGCGAGGACAGCGACGATGGGTCGATCACTGTCAGCCCCGGCAAGCTGCAGCGCACCGGGGTGCGAACGGCCGAGGCCGTGCTGGCGCCACTGGCCGCATCGCTGCGCGCGCCGGGGATCGTGGTGCTGGACGAGCGCCGCGTCAGCGTCATCTCGCTGCGGGCGGATGCTTTCATCGAAACCGTAGCCGATGTGACCACCGGCAGCACGATTGCCGAAGGCGCGCCGCTGGTCACGCTCTATTCGCCCGAGATCGCCCAGGCCATTGCCCAGTTCGTAACCGACCTGCGTGCCGAGGGGCGGCCGATCGACGGAGCGCGCCAGCGGCTTGAGAATCTTGGCGTACCGGATGAGGTGATCGACCGGATCGCGGCCGAGGGCCGGGCCAGCGTCAGCATACCGATCATGGCGCCGCGGGGCGGCGTGGTGCTGGAACGGATGGCGGTCGAAGGGATGATGTCGGAGGCGGGCGAGACACTGTTCCGCATTGCAGACACCTCGACGGTCTGGGTGATCGCCGAAGTGCCGGAAGCGGCGCTGATGGATATCGTTCCGGGCACCGAGGTGCGCATCAGCTTCCGCGGTCTGGAGGGCGCGCCGATCACGGGCCGGATCGACACGATCTATCCCGAAGTCGACATGATGACCCGCACCGGA